GACAACGAATATCCAGCCCCTTCGACCCCCGAAGGCGAGGCTTCTAAATTAGACCCTAAAAATGTGACACCGGAACAACGAAGAAATATTGAAAGGTCTCTTAGTGGACAGGTAAAAGTGGAGTGATGGAATGTGGAGGGTATCGATGAACTGGTCAGGGACATGGATGTGGAAATGTCCCGCAAGTCATTCGAGTACTTCTTTACTGAAATCCTTGAATTCGAGTTCTCTGACCACCACGAAGACTGGTTGAAAGGTCTCAATGAAAGTCGAAGATACTGCGTTAAAGCGAGCCGTGACCACGGTAAATCTGTATTCTTTATGTCCTATGCACTTTGGTTGGCCGCTTTCAAACCAAATACTCACATCATGATATTCAGTCACAGCCTTGAGCAGACGCTTGAACACATGCGGTTTATCCGAAATAACATAGAAAGCGCTGACATTCTAAAAGGTTTGAAGCCAACAGGTAAGCCTTGGGCTAAATCTTACTTTGAGTTCACTAACGGTAGCCGTATGATGGCTAAGTCGGTTGGTGGTGCTACTCGTGGTTTCCACCCTGATGTAGTAGTATGTGACGATATTCTTTGGGGTACTACCAGTTCTGAGTTACAGAGAGCAGCCGACTGGTTCTATACGGTTCTACTTCCGGTTTTGCACCACACAGGTAGACTGATGATGGTCGGTACACCGTTTAGTTACAACGATTTGTACGCTGAGTTAGAAGATAAAAAGGCATTCAGAGTTGAAACCTACCCGGCTATCTTACCTAATGGCGAACCACTTTGGCCTACTCGATGGCCACTTGATGCTTTGAAAGTACGAGAAGATTCTATGCCAGCGATTAAATTCGCTCGTGAATATCTGTGTGAACCTATCCACGATATGTCAAGTATGTTCCCGATGACTCTACTAGAGAAAGCCAGAGACAAAAACTTGGTACTACTTGACAAAGCAGAAGAAGAGTTTGATGAAAATGGACAATCTGCTGGAGTATTTGGTCAGCACTTTGTAGGCTGGGACCCAGCGATTGCATCTGATTCTAACGCTGACTACACTGCTATGAGTGTACTTAGAGTGTTGCCGGGTAGTGAGGAAAAGCAACTGGTGCATGTACTTAATCAGAAAGGGCTGAGTGGTGCTGCACAGAAAAGACAGGTCATCCTACTCAACAACAGATTCCAACCTGACCTAATTGAACTCGAAGGTAATAACTTCCAGCGTATGTTTGCGGCTGAGTTGCAGGATATGCGAGGCGATATACCAATCAAGACATTCATGACTACAAGGCAAAAGAAAGAAAGCATGTTTATGTCTTTACTGATGGCTTTTGAACAAGGTCAAATCAAAACACCTTGGGGTGATGAAAAGAGCAAAGAGTTCACTCGCACTCTCGAAACACAACTCAGTAGATTTGGTATGCAGAAGAATGGCAGACTAGAGTCTGTAGGTAGTCACGATGACTTGGCTATGAGTTTGGCCTTGGCTAACTGGGCTACTAAAGAGTTCAGAGGCTCTATCATCGCACTCGATGATTATCTTGAAGGGTTTGATGAGTGGTTCGGTGATGTGTCACCGAATAGAGCAACGAGGGCTAGTTGGTTCACAATCTGATAAAGAATTATATTATACCAAAAAGTGGAGATAAATATGTGGCCGAGTCTAGGAATTGGAAACTTTACTAAATCTGTTGACATGGGTCACGATACCTTGAACATCATTGCATCAAGTTTGACGACTCATCCCCATGTCGATGACAGTATTGCTAAGTCAATTGCGTCACAGACAGTAGTGTTTACTACAGAAAATGTACCTGAGACTGTATATGCACCATTTTGCATTACTGGTGAAGGCTGGTTTGAGGACAGGCTTGGCAAAAGCGCTTCTGAGATTGTTAAGGAACTTAGAAAGGCCCGAAGGGTATTCAAAGAACATCGTGATGAGATTGACGATATTATAGACAATGTTCGTAAAATCAAAAGCATGGAGGTAGACGCTACCATCAAGCAACTCGGCTGGGGCTCAGAATATGAAGACGACATAAGAAAACTAGGAGTGAGTGAAAAGGATTTGAAGTCACTAAGGTTGTTTGGCGAAACTCGCAAAAGTAGTTTAGTAAGAGCCTGCAATTCTTGGGCAGCAGCAGAAGATGCACTTGCTAAGTTAGATGAGTTTGAGGATGTCTGGGGCGAAGAGGAAAAGTTTGCTTGGGTCAACGCTATGGAAATGAAACAAGATGCTCGTAAAATGTGGAAGAACGCATTACATCAAATCGACAACCTTTCCAAAGAACAACAGAAATGGATGAGATTAGCAAAGGAAGAAATCACAAACCACGGTTCTATGTCAGCCAGAGCAATCACTGAAAACCTCATTGAAAAGGGCGTACCTCGGCTTAATTCTAATAGACTATCCAAACTACTCAACATGTATGGTGAAGAGATAAACATCGTCAAGGCTCATAGAAAAGGCGAATACATGTGTTTGTCTAAGGAAGGTCTGATAATCAAGGACCCTTGGGCTTATGCCGCAGGTTTTCTCGATGCTGATGGCTACATTACTATTACAGAAAGGGGCGAGCCTAGGGCTGGTTTCATTGCCACTGGTGACAGAGGCAAATTGCATTGTGAACAACTGCACAAGAACATAGGCGCTGGTGTATTACAGGTTGACCAAAAAGTGTACAACGACAGTCAGCGGAGTCAGCACCGTGTTAGTTTCTACTCCAAAGATGATTTGACTAAATTACTGGACAAAATCACTCCACATTTACAGATGAAAGAAAGGCAGGCAAAGGCTGTTATGGCTTTCATAGGTGAGAAAGACCCTGTAAGAAAAACTGAATTAAAGCGATTTGTTCAGTTCTCCAACAGAGACGGAACATCAAAAGGTGAGGAGTCTCTCCGAGAGTGGGGAGTAGACAGAGATACGGTCATAAGTTGGGCGGAGGGATTGTGATGGCAGAAGAAAAAGGTAGAATTGGTAGATTCCTTGAATCATTGGCTAACCCGTTTAGAAGAAGGAGTACTCCAGCGCCGCAGATGCCGCTTTGGACTACAGGAATTCAAGAACCTGTATTGGCACAGGGTATCACTATACCAGCGCTTTACGCAGTGGCTAATGAGAATCTGATACTGAGAACAGTGCTGTCTACTTTGCAACAAGAGATATTCCGTAGAGGCTACTATTGGGAAAAGAAATTCCATAAGAAGTGTACATCTTGTGACGCTGAGTTTCAACATGATGTTAAAGAGTGCAAAGAGTGCGGTGATACTGAGTTAGTCGGACCAGACCCAGAACAACTTGTTTATCCAAGGTGGTTATTAGACCAAAGAAACTCTATGGAACAATCTTTCATGGATGTACTTAGAGAGATAGAATATGATTTGAATATTACCGATGATGGGTTTTTGATACTTATCAAAGAGTATTACATGGACCCAGAAACAAATGAGTTGGCTTTCTATAGAATCAAAGAGATTGTCAGAGGCGACCCTATCTTTATGCGAATTATTGCTGATAAGCGTGGAGTAAGAGGTGGTCGTTTCAAGGTATGTCCTATTCATCGTGACGAAGTTAAGTCGTATTCTGGCGAAGAAAAGAGTTGTGGTGTATGTGGTCATGAATTAGAAGATGTACATCATGTCAATACAGCGGGTTCTGGTAAGACGCAATACTATCTCAAGGGAGAAGTCATACATGTAAGTAAATACAATCCTAGCAAATTGTATGGCCGAAGCCCTGTATCTACTCTTTGGCGACAGGCTATGACTTTGACAGCGATGGACAACTACATGTACACTGCTTACTCAAAGCGCAGAATACCAAGAGGTATATTGAGCGTTACTACTGACAACCTTGAATCGATGAAGTCATTTTTCAAGTCAACTGATGAAAAGTTAGAGCGTGACCCGCATTACATACCTAAGATTGGTATTGAATCTGGTAGCGGTAGAGGTGGTATCAACTGGGTTAAGTTGATGGATAGCCTTGAAGAGATGCAGTATATTGCAGCCAGAGATGAGATGCGACAAAGAATCGCTGCTTTCTATGGTGTATCTAATGTATTTATGATGGACACTGGTAAATCTGGTGGACTGAATAATGAAGGTATGCAGATACTGGTGACCAACAGGGCGGTTGAATTTGGTCACAAGGTATACACTGACCATCTATTCCCAATGCTAGTAGAACAAATGGATGTCAGTGATTGGCAACTTACACTATATCCGAATGAAGAAGAGGATGAAGTTACTCGACTACGCCGTGACGAAATGGAAGTTAACATTGCACAAAGAATGATGATGATGGGTTACAAACCTGAACTCAAGGAAGATGCTAACCGTGACATCCGATTTATTTACAAACAGCCAGACCCGAATGACCCTGCTCAACAACCACCACCTCCGGGCGGTATGCCTCCGGGCGGTATGCCTATGGGTGGTATGCAGATGGGCGGCGGCATGGGTACACCGGGTGCTTTACCAAGTCGAAACATTAGTCCACAAGGTGCGGCTATGCTTGGCAGACAAGCGCAGATGGGTATGGGGCAACCGGGTGGAGAAGGTGCAGGTCTGAGAAATAGAGGCCCTGCAAGCCCTCAAAACAGAACTAGTATGGGTGCAGGTTCACCGATGTCAAGTGTTCAGCAAAGAGGCCCTCAACCTAGTGGAGTTCAGCAAGCGAGTCAAAGTATAATCAATGCTCGCAATCCTAGAGGGGCTTAGGAAGTTTAAAGTCAAGGAAGGTAGTGGAGATGAGCATGGACCTGAGAAAATTGGACCCAATGGCTAGAAAAATGCGTAATCATGTAGACGCATTTTACAAAGCGTTAGACGAGAATGATGGCTTTTCTGCAAGAAATCACATCAATGAAATTGTGAAATATGCAGATTACCTAAGCAGTGATGTTGAGTCTGCTGTAATGAAGCAAGACGATTCCATTCAAGGAGTCAATGATATCTACGCTGGTGGAGTACCTATTATGAAAATGTCAGAAGTTGAGACTGTTCACAAGGTAGAAGCAAATGTTTTGCCGGGAACAATCAGAACTTCTCGCTTTGGAAACATCAACCGCAGACTATCAAACCGTACACTTTGAGGTGAGTAAATGAGCGACGAGGGGGAGAATGTTGCTGAGAAACTCATGGGTGCTCTCATCACTAAGATGGAAAGCATGGATGCAGGTTTGCAGATGTTGAAAGCAGAAAACGCAGAATTGAAGAAAGCACTTACCAATCCAGCAAGTCTTTTGAGAAAGGCTGGATTTGTATCCGCTAGAAATCGTATGCCAGAGGATGTCATGCCTGATACCTTTAGAGGAGATGCTGACGATGTACTTCTGAAAGGAGACAACGGAGAGCCTTTGAGCATACCCAAAACCAACGCTGACTTCCACAGCATGGATTGGGCAGATATACACGCACTTGCTGACCAAGCAAAGTCAGAAGGTGCAATTGGAAATGAATTAGGAATGGATTAAGATGAGACCTAGATTTGAACCTAGAGAGCCAGAAGTTGACAGATTGCTAAAAGAGGCAAAGAAGTTAGAAGAGCGTATTGCTAAAGCAGAGCCTAATTATTCTGGACAAAAAGAAGGCTCAAAAGAAGGCTACGCTCGATTCGAGGCACAACCGTCTGGTGTGCCTAACGCATTTTACAACACAAACAATGTATTACTTGACGGGGTAGAAGATGTTGCTAATAAAGGCGCAATATCAGAAAGCAGTGATGTCTTGACAAGAACTTCACCTTACTACCCGACTGCTTTCAGTACAACAGGGGCTCTTGAAAACTTCAAAGGTGGTGACGGTCCAACCTTAACAGAATTGAAGAAGTCTATTGACCGACTATCCAGCCGTCTAAATTGAACGGCTGGTGGTATGGATGATAGAAGGTCACTACGATACCTTTGACAGGGCTAAGTTTACTTTCATAGAATCTATTTACGACGGTATAGGCAAAGCAGACGCTGCTGCCGAATACTATTTTGCTAGTCTTAACTTACAAAGACACGGTTATGATTTAAACAATCAAGACGATACATTACTCAAAATGGCAAATGTCATTCTTAAAGAAGAGGATGATTGGTTTCAAGAACAGTTTATGTCTGGTAGCGAAATAGCACAGAACCCCTCTTTACAACCTTCGAGAGTCGTCACACCTGAGCCCGGTCAACCTTTTACTGGTGCTAACATCCAAATGAATCCGGGTGACCCTAACAGCGATTCTCATCACGATATTGATTACTTTGGCTCAAGTCTGTTTCCATTACATGGCGACAACATGGTTGACCATGTGGCTAATTATTATGTAGGCGACACCCCCGGTCAAAGTGTTAGTCGTGACCACGCCGATATCACTAATCATTTTCACAGAAAAAACTCACAGACTGGAGATGCTGAATACAACCCTTCGGCTTTTCTGAGGAACACCGCTAACTATGGAGAGTTGGCCGACGATATGACTAACCACGATATCTATGAAAGGCACTTTGATGATTGGAAAAGAAATAACGACTCTTTGGTTAGTCTGATAACTCAAGATATGCATGAGCAAGGTATATTTGATGATGATGAAATAAACCACAGACTTGCTATGAAGCATATGGAGGAAGCCAAAGAAGGTTGGAAAGACAATCTAAAGTTTACTGATTACCTACTTGGTTTGGAATGGACAACGCCAGAGGAGCGACAAAAAGTATACGACCACATTGCTCGTTTTGGTTTGACAAATAAAAACTACCCCCTCAAATTAAGAGGCGGTAACGATTGGTTGCCGAGAATAGTGCAAAACATACAGAATAGATTTGCGCCTATCTTTGACCACTGGGTAGGTAAGGCTCACATACCGGGATTCAATACTAAAGCAATTAGAGAAAGAGAGCCATCTGCTGCCAGAGAGCCGGGGCCAACTGAAAACATGTCAGCGTTTGGTGCTGTGGAAAATGGTTACAAACGAGCAATGGACTATCTTCAAGAAATGGAAAACATACCAAGTGTAGATTTAAGTCAAAGACCTTTTTTGAATGAAGAATTTTCAAGTGACCCCAATGACCCGAACAAAGTAGTTAATCGGAGTATACAATTTGTCAAACCCATCAAACGAAAAGACCAATTCTTAGGCGAAGAAGTAGGAATGGATTTCAAGACTATGAGGGCTTTGCTAGGTGTAGATTTAGACGGTAGACTGCATGCTTCCGGTCAGCATCCCCTTTATGGTGATAGATGGAACCCAGAAGAAGGCCCGTTTACTCAAGAAGAAATTGACAAAATAATGCGGGAAAGAATAAATCGAACTCGTAATATATTCGCTGGCAAGATAGGTAGGAGAGAGGCTAGTATACATTATGCTCCTCACATAGATGAAGAAGACTTTGACCCTGAGTATACTAAGGGTGGGACAAGTAACGACTCCTTAGCGACTTACTGGGGCATTCCTTTCAAGGTTGGTGGACTTAATAAGAATCCACAATTGTTGTTTGAGTTGCTTCATCAGGCTACATTGCTTCACGGTAAAAATCATTTCAGGACCGACATCAAGGGTGAAGAGGAAGAGGAGGCAGATATATTTGAACAGGCTTTCGCTCAGATGCGGGCTGGAGAAGAAAAAGTCGGACCTTATGACGAAGGCTATCCTGCTGACCAAGTGACTATGGATAACAAAGGGTATGAACAAAGCCTGTTCTTTATGAAGAATCCTAATACAGGTAAACTTGAACATAGAAGGTTACATGAAGATAGCGATGGAGGAGAACACCTTACATTCAATACTAAAAGCGCATTTGCGCCGTTTTTACCTAGACCTATAGAGGCTGTTGATTCTAAGTTTAGCGACAAAGCACAAGTAGATTTTGCCCACCCCGAACACGCAATTAACATCCATTCTGCTGGTTCTGCTAACCATTATAATAAAGATGTAGGAACTAACAATTTATTTTCTCGACACGCCCAGTCACTCAATCCAGCGGTCACTAACTTACATCTAAACGAATACGAAGGGGCAGTCGATGAGTTAGATGACAAATCACAATTCGACATAAAAGAGAAACTAGAGGGAAAAAGAAGCGGGCATTTCAAAACTCATAATCCGTTTACTTTCAGGGGCGGTCACGACCCTGCTGCTCGTGAGAAGGATGCTGGTAAGGATGCAGTCTTGATAGCGCAGCACAAACATCTTGCTGGTCCTCCGGGCACACCTGTAGAAATAGGTCAGGTTGGTAATGTTCACAGACCAATGGACAAAGATGTTTACCTACCGTTAACATACGGTGAAGGTTATGTTAACATGAGTCGTGCTAACAAAGTAAGGGCTGATAACCTTAAGCGCCAGATAGAGGAACTAGAAAACGCCGCCTCTCAAGAAGAGGGTGAAGCCAGTCAAATAATTGAAAACAAATTGATTGAGTTAGAAGAAGAATTAGAGGATATACCTACACTTGAGCCTAAGATGTTTGGTGACAAGATGCCAGAAGGCACCAAAATGTTACTAGAAAAGTTAGAGGCTGATGACCAAGCCTACGAAAAGTTAGCACAACAAAAAGCCGCTGAGTTTCCAGAACTGTTTGATAGAAGTCTACCCCCTGACATAATCGAGGGTAATCTAAGACAGTTTGCTCGAATGCTAAATGATTATTTTATTAATGCTCCCTCAGAAGCACACGGCTTGAGTTCACTCACATCCAGAGACGAATACGGCGAAAAAGAGATGAATGAAAATTTTAATCCAATTGCAGAATCTGCTAAGGATTTTGCTCATAACAGCGATGTCAAGTTTAGTTATGTTGATTTTCTAAGGGGTGGTGCAAATCGAGAGCGCTACATGGCAAAGTTAGCAGAAGATTTGGGTTTAAACCCAGAAGATTTCCATACCCAACAAACCATGAAACATTTTCTCGAAGATGTAGTAAACCCGATTATAGATGAAATGGAAAGTCAAGGAATGTATGACGAGTTAAGAGATTTAGAAATTCCAATTCAGACCATTGGTAACTTCGCTAAGCACCACTTTGATAAGCCAGATGCTGATTTTGGCGCAACCCTTGAGCAGATGAGGAAGACTAGGGGTTTTGACAATGAAGATGCTAGTAATTTAATCACTATGGTTAACAATTTAAGAAACGCATTAGTGCCACATAGAAGAGGTATGGGTGGTGCAGAAAAGGCTGGTGTCGACGAAAGAAATTATCAGATGGGCTTTGACATACATCACGCTGTCAATCCTGATGAAAGGGTACATGAACATTTTAATGAAGAATTAAAGAGACTACAAGAAATAAAGGATAGAGCATCTACTGGTCCTCAGCGTAACAGGGTAGAGAATGATATTAAAAATTTCAAAGCGAAGATGATTAATGCCAGTCTAGTATTAGACAAAGATACCAAAAGAATGTTACAAGATAAACACGCTGAAAAATACGGCGAATCTTACAGGAAGGGTAAGCATTTCGCAAGCACTAGTAAATCTTACAGAGCCCAACAAACTCTTGATTCTTTGATTCATAGTGACCCGTTTATCGAGCCGGGCGCTGCTCCTGCCGCAGTTACTGCTAGATTGAGTGGGCGGGTTACTAAACCGATAGAACCAGTTGGGCCGAATGCTCACAATATAGTTGCTTCTACTTACAACTCATCTGGTAAGCGGATGGAGTTTGGCCACAATGTACCTGTTACTTTTGACTATAAGATAGGCAAAGACGGGAAGATAGATATAATCCCACTATCTGAACCTAAACGAGAAAGGTTGGTTCAACCGACAATGGCTATATGGAGAGGAGCAGGTTTGACTGATGTGTTATATGGAACTAATTGGGACCAATACAACATAGAAGAGCATTTCCCGGCTCAGTTTAAGAATAATAGAAACGAATCTAATACTTTTGCTAAGTCAGAAGATGTTAACTTGGCGACTTTGACCAATCCCGATATCATTCGCAAAGAGATAGGTAAAGGCGTTCCTATCCTACAACCGATGCATCGTATTTTTGAATTGGATGACCTTGAGCATCTGCGTGGTTTTACAGGCGACTGGATAGTATCTGTCATGCCAGAAGGTGAAAGAGGCTTTGTCAAGAAAGAGGATGATGATGTTACTTCGACTAACTTTACTTTATCAGATGAAGATAAAGATAATTTTAAGAAAGTAACTGATAATGATTATCATTTAGATGTGTTCAAGACCGAAGAGGGCTACTATATTTTTGATGTCCTCAAATATGACGACAAAGAAGTACACGATGTACCAATAGATGACCGAATCAAAATACTTAGAGGTGGCTTGGAAGGCGTTGAGAATGTACATGTTCCGAGTGCTAGTGACACCAGACTTACAGATGACGCTGGCCTCAAAGTTACAGTAGAGGACTTGCAGAAAGAAAATGAAAAGTTGCTACTTCGTGATGCCAAGTCAACCTACATGGCTGGTGAACTGCGTCATCCTAAGTGGGTACTGCTCAGTCCGGGCAACGATGTCGTACTTAGAGTATTAGAAAGAAGAGGCAACGGCCCTTACACCTATCGATTAGGCACTGGTCCAATTACCAAAGAAGAAGAGTTAGGTGATAGGGCAGTGGAATCTGACGGTGAGACTTACATGGATGTTGGCGCTGCTTTCGACAGTGATGAAAAATATAACGAAGGCGACCATGTTAGAGTTAATGTCAGTAATGTAGGTGAGTCAGAAACCGCCGAAGGGCAAAAGTTGTTCACTGTAGCAGGCTCTAAAATCGAAGAAGAAGCCGAGGGCGAGGGACTTGTTAGTCAAGAAACTCTTAGTTTACTTGCTAAGGCAGAAGATTCACAGTGGCTGTGTGAAGTCTATAGAGCAGGCAGCGGTATAAGAGTAGTTATGCCACAGGGCGATGTTGTATACAAGTGTACACAGTCTGGTCAGTCTTGGACAGCACACAGTCCGTTGGCATCTAATGGTTATTTGGTTCGCATGTCTGAAAGTCAAAGGCCTTACTGGGCACCAGTCGCTGGTGCTTTACTCAAGGCCGATGTACAGATAGCCGCACCTGCCGAAGAACAAGAGGATAAGGCTGAGGTTCACGAAACAGAAGGTGAAGGAAAGCCTCTCATACCTCCTAAGAAGATTAAAGATTCAGAATGGTGGGCTAAACAAGAAAAGGAAAAGGTACTTGTCAAGGGTTTACAGTTAGTAGAGAAGTTGCTTAAAAGCGGAGCAGGTGCCGTAGGTCAATCAAGTAGTGGTACTAAGGGATTAGGTATTGACTACGCTACCCCTATAGAATCACCTATGGGGCCTACTAATTTACATGACAAGAAGACAATGCCTGATTATGATGTTAGAGATATGGAAGAAGACTCTTCTATAGATGAAGAAACTGAATCAAAAGACAAGCCTAAACACATGACTGTGCCTACAGATGAAGGTGTTTTGGAAATAACAGATGACTCTGCTGTTTTCCGTACTTAGTTAAATAGTATGAGTGTCGTCTATAGAAACGATGACAGCCAGTTCGATGCTGAGAACCTCTCCGGTTACTCACAATGGTAGCATCAATTTAATCAAGGCTGATAATGACTTGGTAATCGCTGGATACGCATCTGTTGAGATGGTAGACAAGCAAGGAGATTTGATTACCAGAGGCGCTTTGAAAAATGCTTTTGGCGACTTCATGAAAGCAGATGGTTACCGAAATGTACAACTTGCTCACTCAAACATACAAGTTGGAAGTGTTATTCCATCTTACACTGACTCTGATGGTAGAGTTTGGAAATCCGGTGTCGACGACGCTGGTATGTTCGTAGTCATTAAACTACGAGACGACATAGAAAAGGCAAGAGAAGTTGCCAAAGAGATTCGCAAAGGAGCCCTTAGAGGTTTCAGTATTGGAGGACAAGCATTCAAGAGAATGCGAAAGAGTGACCAACAACATGGTGACTATACAGAAATCTCCAAACTGGAACTACATGAGGTCACCATTTGTGAAAAAGGTATTAACCCGGAGGCGACATTCCGTATATTGAAGGAGGATATTGATATGACAGAAACAGATGCAATGACAGAATTGTCAAGTGTGTTGGACAGACTGAATGGCCGCCTAGACGCAATGGAGAAGGGTGAAATGCCAGCAGGTCTTAGAGAACACATGGAAGACAAGAAAGACGATAAAGACGAAAAAGACGAGGCGAAAGAAATGGCTGATAAAGATAAAGACGAAAAAATGTACGGCGCTGACAAAGGCGAACATGACGGAATGGCAAAAGGAGAATACTCCGATGTTATTTCTAGTGAATACCTAAACTGGATGGAAAACACCTTGAAATCACAAGGTGTCGACATTAGCGGTGCAAGAAACCACTTTGACGGAATCTCTAAGGCTAATCTAGGTAGCACACCAGAACAAATTGGTGACGGTGCTGATTACTTCGCTGGACAAGTAAAGGGTCGAGCCCAAGAAGGTGGCTCTCCTTCTACTAACGCAGTCGGTAAAATTAACTCCGGTGGCGGTGGAACAGTAGCAAAAGGATACTTGCACCCAAGTGCAGTTTCTCCTACTGATGTAGAAGCAGCCTACGAAGTTTACAAAGCAGCGGCTCTTGAAGAACAATTCAAGCACAACCTAAGCGGCGTATTCGCTGACAGACTAAACAAAGAACTTACTCATGAAGCACAAGCAAGAGAAGCCGCTTCCTTTGACGCAAGAACACCTCTTGCTAACATCGAAAAGGCTCTGTCTGACTTGAGCAACAGAATCGATAACATTTCAAGCGCTGCCCCAGAATCAACAATTCGTAAGAGCAGTGATATGGCTAATGTAGAAATCCCATCTACTGAGGCACTTGGAAGCATGAGTTGGGACGAAGTTCACCGACTCGCAGGGAGTGTATTTACCAACTAAGGAGGAATATGAATGGCAAGAAATTATATGAGAACAGTAAATGATATGGAGCGCTACTACTACGGTGCTGGACAAAGCATGGGATAT